AAGTCATACAACGCATTTAGCGTAGGTGATTATGGTATTGGCTCTGTTGGTGCAATGAAGTTTGCATCCAACAATAACATTAACATGACCCTCGATACCTCTGGCAACCTCGGTCTTGGGGTTACGCCGAGTGCTTGGACCTCTGCTTTTAAGGTTGTTGAAATAGGTTCAAAAGGAGGCGCTTTAGCAGGCGCTTCTGGTGAAATGGACATCTTTAACAACGTTTATAACAACGGCTCTAATTATATTTATGGAATAAGTAGCTACGCAACACAATTCCAAATGAATAACTTGGGTCAATTTAGGTGGTATACAGCACCATCAGGAACAGCAGGTAACGCCATCACTTTCACCCAAGCCATGACGTTGGATAATAATGGTGTATTATATTTGGGGACGACTAGCGTTCTTGGACCCGGAGCAGCAGTAAACTTTTTAAGCTCAGGAGGAAATGTTCTTCATGTTAAATCCGGAAATAGTGGTGCAAACAACATCGTTTCTTACAACAGTTCTGGCACAGCTACATTTTATGTATCAAATTCTGGAGCGGTATCAAAAACATCAGGTTCATTTAGGATTGAACATCCCCTACCACAATTGTCCAAAACACATCAATTAGTTCACTCATTTATTGAAGGACCACAAGCTGACTTAATTTATCGAGGGAGCGCAACTCTTGTAAACGGAACCGCTTCAATTGACATTGATAAAGCGGCGGGCATGACCGATGGAACATTTGTGATTTTATGTAGAGATGTTCAATGTTTTACTTCAAATGAGACAGGTTGGACTGCTGTTAAAGGTTCCGTCAATGGAAATATACTAACTATTAATGCCCAAGATCAATCTTGTACCGATACAATTTCGTGGATGGTAATTGGCGAACGCCAAGACCCACATATGTTTGAAACTGAATGGACTGACAGTAATGGTAAAGTTATTGTCGAACCTTTGAAACAAACTAACATTTAAGGAAACTAAAATGGCAAATACATACAACTGGCAAGTCCAATGGATGCAGACATCAACTGCTCCAGTCAACGGATTTAACGAGGTCGTTTTAACGGTAGGTTGGATATGCACGGGCAGCGATAATGCTACGCCAACGCCGCACACGGCTTCGATCTACAACACTCAGACGTTAGTGCCGCCACAAGCTGACGACCCCTCATTTGTGCCTTACAATCAACTGACTCAAGCGACCGTTCTCGGCTGGCTATGGGCGGGCGGTGTCAACCAAACCGCGACTCAGGAAGCGTTGGACACCATGATTGCTAATCTGGCTAACCCACCTGTTCAACAACCGCCCCTACCGTGGGGCTAATCATGGAAGTTCAGTTCATTGTTAATGTCATCCTTGTCGTGGCAGGGTTTATCGGAAGTATGTTCGTGAAAGACTTGGTGGACAAGGTAAAGAATCTTGAAGAGGAACACAAATCTCTTCAAGATCGTTACGTCCGCAGGGATGACTTTAAGGATCAATTGGCTGAAATTAAGTTGATGTTGGAGAAAATTTTTGATCGTTTGGAAACTAAAGCTGATAAACAGTAGGAGTCTTTATGATTAGTTTCGTGCTTGGTTTTATTGTTGGCTTTGCTGGTTACTTGGTTTATGACTATTTAACCTCTCAACCTGAAAAAGTCGCTGAAGTTAAAGAAGAAGCGGCTAAGGTTGAGGCTGAAGTCAAGAAAGAAGTGTAATGGGACTGGAGGACATCACAAATCCGCTAAACCAAGCGGAAGGCACGCTAAAGGCTGCTCGTGGTGTCCTCAAAGAGGGCAAGGGTCTTATTAAGGACATTGCCGAGACTGCTGAGGAATATAAGCAGTATCAGGAAAAGAAGGCTGACAACAAGGCGATTCAGGCGAACCTTGCTAACAAGAAGGCTACGAACCGAATCGCCAAACGAGCGACCAACGCAGCGATAGCGGATCACGATGCAGCGGTCACTTCTTCTCAGGAACTTGCAAAGCAGGTCTTGATTCAGAAGAAGGCGTACGAAGAAGAGCAAGCGATGATCTGGGCGATGAGTCAGGATGAGCGTGAGGCTTATCTGGCGGCTAAGAAAGAGCAAACGGAGCGTGTAAGGGCTGAGAAGTTACGCATGATCCGTGAGGCTGACGAGGCTCAGGCTCGGTTCGATCTGATTATGAACATCGTGATCGGTGTGATCTTATTTGTGTTCTTGGCGTTCGGTGGATGGGTAGCATTGGATTATTTTCTGGCAGGTAAGCTGCCGTGGAGGGAGTGATGAATTTAGGATTTTTGGCTCAACTAGCCCCTACGGTGGCGAGCGCGATGGCTGGCCCATTGGGTGGGATGGCGGTTGAAATTCTAGCCACTAAGTTGGGCGTTCCCCCTGAGCAAGCCCAAAAGGCATTGGAGTCGGGAAAGCTGACTAGCGATCAAGTTGCTGCAATACAGCAATCCGAGATTGAGTTGAAGGCTAAGGCTCAAGAGATGGGCTTGGACTTTGAGAAACTTTCAAACGATGACCGCAAATCTGCGCGAGATATGCAGATCAACACTCACTCATGGATACCCCCTGTGATGGCGATTATTGTCACCATCGGCTTTTTCGGCATCCTATTTGCTCTGATGTCGGGTAAGGTCACAAAAGGCGATGAGGTGATGATCATGCTCGGCTCCTTGGGGACGGCATGGACTGGCATCATCAGTTTCTATTTTGGTTCGTCCGCTTCTAGTCAGAAGAAAGACGATTTACTCCACAAATCAACCCCGGTGCAATAATGATTAACTCAAGAAACCTAGAAGACTTATTACCAGTTGTCAAGGCTCGTGTTGACCAATTTTTGGCTGATTCCAAGAACCACGGAATTGACCTTTTAGTAACCTCAACCTATCGAGACCACGAGTCTCAGGACGCTTTATATGCTCAAGGTCGAACCGCACCGGGGAAAATTGTCACTAATGCCAAGGGTGGTGAATCATTTCATAATTTTAAGTGTGCAATTGACATTGTTCCTATCGTTAACGGCAAGGCTGATTGGGACTGCTCTCATCCTGTGTGGGCGAAAGTTGCAGAATTGGGCAAGGCAGCGGGGCTAGAATGGGCTGGCGATTGGAAGACGTTCAAGGAAATGGCGCACTTCCAATACACTGGCGGTCTGACGCTCAAGGATTTGCGAGAAGGCAAGGAAATCAAGTAAAGTGTGCATGGGTAGCCGCCACCCTTTGGCGGTAATTTGAGGAGACTTTGATGGAAAACGTGACTTTAACTTTGACGGTGCAAGAGGCTGTGGACGTAGCGAACATTATAGGTCAGTTGCCGACGCAATCGAATGCTTATCCTTTGTTCGTTAAGATCAAGGGTCAGATCGAGGCTCAAGCGCAAGCGGCTCAACCTGCTGCTCAAGCGGCTGAACCTGCTGCTCCTGAAGCCGCCCCTGCTGCTAACTAGGAGTAATTTATGACGGATACCCGCTGGATTAGTAAGGCAATTAAGCACCCGGGGGCTTTGAAGAAGTCCCTGCACGTTGCCGCTGACAAAAAAATTCCTGCCAAGAAATTAGCTGCTGCTGCAAAGAAACCCGGAAAAATGGGTCAACGCGCACGTTTAGCTAAGACCTTGCGGGGATTTGATTAATCACTGGAGGTAGAGATGGCTATTACACCCTCATGGGTGATGACTTATGATTCGTTGACTGCGACGGTTCTACAGTATTTAGAACGAAGCGATCAAGCCACAATCAATGCCATCCCTACCTTCATTACTCTAGCGGAATTCGAGATTGCTCAAGAGGTAAAAACTCTTGGGCAATTACAAATTGTCGAGTCCACAATGACTCAAGGCAATCCAGTCTTACAGAAACCTGCCAGATGGCGCAAAACGGTTTCAATGAACGTGCTAGTCGGTAGCAAAAAGCAACCTGTTCTTTTACGCAAATATGAGTACCTGAAGAACTATTGGCAAGATGATACGCAGACTAGTACCCCCCTTTATTACGCTGATACGGATTGGGATCACTGGTATTTAGCCCCAACCCCCGATCAGGCGTACACTTTTGAAGTGTTGTATTACGAGCGAATTGCTCCCCTGAGTTCGGTTAATCAGACGAACTGGATTACCCAAAACGCGCCCAATGCGATGTTGTTCGGAACGTTATTACAAGCGATGCCGTTCCTAAAGAACGATCAGCGCCAGATTTTCCAACAGAAGTACACCGAAGCCCTACAAGCCCTTAAAGCCGAGGACGTTGCCAGAGTTGGTGACCGTCAGGCTGTTGCCGTGGATAGCTAAACATGTACGCCATTTACGTTATAACCTGCACCGTTAATGCCAAGCAATATGTTGGCATTGCTGCCAATTTGGAACGTCGTTGGAAACAGCACAAAAAAGTAAATGGAAGCAGCCCTTATTTGCATAAGGCTATTAAAAAATATGGTCTTGATTCATTTGTATTTACTCATATAGCGGATGCTTTTGATGAAGAATCTGCTTGCATGATAGAAAGAATGTTGATAGCGGAATATAATACTTTATCGCCCAATGGATATAATTTGACTGGTGGTGGCGAAGGTATATTTAATGCCTCCAAAGAAATTAGAGCGAAAATTNCTTATGCCAATAAAAATAGGTCTTCTGAATCTCGTGAAAGCATGAGAAAAAAATTATTGGGCAAAAAACTTAAGCCAGAAATAGTCGCTAAAATGATTGAAAAGCGAAGAGGAAGAAAGCATTCTGAAGCTACCAAAAAGAAAATGAGTCAATCATTGATTGGTAATACTAGAATGGTTGGAAAAAAACACTCGCCTGAAACCATTAAAAAGATGAAAGCAGCTTGGGTTTTAAGACGAGCGAAGTCCATACCCGAAAGGAATAATCATGACATCGTACACTAATCCATATACTGGACAAACTATATCTCCTAGCCAAGTAGGATATGAATCTTTAACGATTTCAACAGATACAACCCTCGCTTGGCCTATCAATGGAAACACCTCGAATGTTGTAGCCAACATTATCGAGGTCACCGCCACCACAACGGGTCTGCACCTGTTGCTCCCTGCCGCCACCCAAGTTTCAGTGGGTCAGAGCGTGTTGATTCGTAACGTAGGAACTAACTCGTTTACCGTTACGGATCAGAGTCTAAGTACGATTATTGCGATCGGTTCAGGAATCGCTGAGTACGTTTACCTCACCAACAACTCGACCATCAATGGTACATGGAGTACGGTTCAGTTTGGAGCGGGTACGTCGTCCGCTAATGCGGCTCAGTTGGCTGGATACGGTCTACAAGCTAATGGACTAACCCTCAACACAATAACCCCTGTAAACACGGTTTCAGCAACTTATACGATGCTGAACACCGACCAATCCTCAATCTATGTATGGACTGGTGGGGCTGGAAACTTAACCCTTCCCGCCGCAGCTTCGGTTGGGCGTGCGTGGTTTGTGATTGTCAAAAACGACGGTACTGGCATCGTCACGATCTACCCGCAAGGCACTGACACCATCGACGGTAACGCAACGCAGCAATTGCAGATTGGCGAGTCGATTGTATTTGTCTCTAGCGGTGTTAGCGGGACGGGTTGGTACTCTTGGGC